ATCATTTAAAAATCCTTTGCCAGGAAGTATCAATGATGGGTCTCCAACCACGTTTGGCAAAAGTTTTGTTACTCCAGATGCACCAAAAACTAACGGTACGCTAGAATTTTTTGCAACTAGGGCATTATCATTAACAAGATAGTATCCTTCTTCTGTTGATATACCGTATGCTAAGGCTGGAATTACTTGACTAGAAGTGTCTAATGCAATATCAATTGGAAAAGATTCTGGGGTAACGCCAAGAGATGTTGAATTAAACTCCTCTGCCCATTGACCAACGGTAACTCCATTAACATAAAATCTATAGTCAGATGTAGATCCTCCGCCAGTGGTTGTTGTTATTTTTACAACAGCACGAAGGTTTGTGTTTTCATCTGGTATCTCAAATGTCTCAGAAACAAAAGCCCAGTTTTCAAAAACGGTAGTCTCAAAAACCTTAAAATTTTGAACTACTAAAGATGTTGTTGTATCTGTATATTCATATCCAATAGAAACAGATTCTAAGTATGGACTTGCAGAATAAAAGTATGCCCCAACAGTAAAAGTTCCAAGGTCAGAGTTTAAGTCGGTAAAGTTTGTAAGGTTTGGACTTACACAAACAAGGTCGTTTGTTGCTCCTACTGGAACAATTCCTATTAGCCTAGTTGTTTCGCTATCTGGAAATGGTTCATTGCCAATGGTATTATTTGTTGCTGTGCAACCAGTTGTAGTCCACTCATTTGTTATATCCCGCTCAGATTCAGAGATAAGGCTAATGTAGTCAGCCTGATCATCCAATGCCCAAAGAACTAGTGGGTGCTCAGAATAAATCTTTTCTGCATATAAATTGGACGGGTTGGCCATATTTCTCCTATAGCCTTATTATAGCAGGATGGGAACTAATATAACTTAATCTCACATGCGTCTGTTGAACAGTACTTTTCAGACTCAGCATCAAGATTGTCTTTGCCATCATAAATAGCAGACCAGTCAATCTTTCCAATTGTGCCAACATACGCATTATATTCTTCTCTTGTTATTTGAGTATATGGTTGTTGTGGGTATGTTTTATTGCCCATTGGCAAAAATGAAACTGCCTTTAGTTGACCCTCATACATGTGAAGTGCTGGAGCAATATGCTTAGTCTCTGATTCTTTATCAAATGAAAGGGTAACAGAAACACCATTATCTGACCAATATTTTTGGGCAGTTGCTGCCAAACCAATTTTTTCAAAAAGACTTACATCTTTTTCAGATCTTGGATGTCCAGACGCTACTGGGAAATATACAACTGAAGTGTTTGCAGATACTAAGTCTGCTTCAATTTTATACCCTGCCGCTTTAAATAAATGAAGCATTGGATCTGTATTTCCAAACCTAATAGCACGAAGATAGAATGCTCCGCCAGGACCCCAATGAACTCCAGGAGTGGCACCAGAAAGTAAAGATACAGAGCCAGAAGGTTTGACGGTAGTTACACGAATTGATTCACGTACACATAGCCATTCTGAGTATGAGTGATCGTATGCACGAATTTTTTTATACCCCTCGTCCATCCACTCACGAATTACTGGCATACCTTTTGTATCTGCAAATGAAGCAATACCAGTTAGTGATGTTCCAATGCGACGATTACGTTGCATAATTCCATTTGTGGTTTGCCAATGTGTTGGCATTAATGTAACAGTCTTTCCATACAAATATGCAAACTTTAATGTACGAAGAAAATCTTCTTTATCTTCATGACGGTTTAAATGTACTTCTACAAGTGTGCATAATTCATATGACTCTAAGGGTTGTTCAGCGCAAGGATTAAATCCCATAACACGAGAATCCTTATAGTCTGCAGGATCTGCTAGTCTTCCATAATCTCTAGCAACATCTAGCCAAATAAATCCTGGCTCACCATTGTCTGCAATTAAGTCAACATAATCTTCGTACTTTGTTCCAACCTCTGCAGCGATAGAGTTATTAGACATCCAAGCCCATCCTGGATTTTCTGAATCAAATGAGTTTCTATCTGGAAAAACCTCTGCATTTTTTAAATTAATAAAATCTTTGTCTTCTGGTAATCCTAAAGCCAAGGTAGCAGAACGACGAACATTTCCAGAAACAACACATGTACCAATAAGATTAACAATATCTACAATTGCACGAGAGTCAAGTTTTTCTCCCACTCTACCGCCGATAACTGCGTCTATCTTGTTGTGTAGTGCAATGAGTGGTGCTGGACCGCTGGCAACCCCTCCAAAGCCTTTTATAGGGGCACCTAAAGGACGGATAAGATCATAGTTAAACTTCTGTATAGCCTGATTAGGGCGCAGGTATGAGTTTAATAGCATTCTTACAGAGTCTACCCAACCTTCACGAGTGTCTGGAATTTCCCATACATTTTCTGGCTCTGTTGGGGCATGAATAGGTATTTCTTTGTCTTGACCAACGGTATCAAAACCAACACCAATACCAAGCATTAATGCATCCATTACCCATGCAAACAGCGCTCCTGGATCATTACGATCAATGTCACGAGTAGATACCATTGCACAATTTTGCAAGGAGGCGGAGTTGCGCTTCTCCATAGTCATAGGAGTTCCAAATGCCCATAAGCCACGACCTGGAGGAGTCCACTTTAGTTCAAACATTCTTTGATAAGCCTCTTGAGCAGACTTTTGACTCTTGTTGTCATTCCAAGGTAAACGATTATCCTTAGCGTGGTTTTTCTGTACTGAGTACATTCCTTCAATTACCCGCTTGCAAACCTCATGCCATCTTTCTTTTGTTCCGTCTTCTTTCATACGAGAGTATGTTCGTATAAACGTAATCTCCCCTAATGAGTTAGATCCTGCGTCTGTAAAGCCAAAAGGTGCTGGAACGGTAGAGTATTTGTTTACAAACTCATCTGACAAACGAAAAGAAAAGATATCCGACATTGATTTTTCCAACTTTCTATTAAAAAATGTTATTAGCGCTTTACTAATCGTAAAGTAACCCTAGTATATCACAACATTAAAACAAAAATTTACACGTAAATAATAAAGTAAATGTTTACTTTAGAGTTAAGTGCTTTGTGTTTTGTAAAGTAGTTTAACTAATTACCAAGCCAGACTTACCATCTTTAACTTCTCCCCATGTAAGGGCTGGTAAGGCTGCTGATATTGTTGTGCCGTTAATTTTATAAGATTTGCCAGTAAGTAAATTCATGTGCTCTGAAGATGTCCAAGCATCTGTAGCGTCTACCCAATTAAAGGTATGATCTGTTGCGCCTTTTAATGTAATACCGCCACCATCTGCTGAGGCATCTGAAGTATTGCCATCTGCCAAAACAATGTTCTTGTCATCTACTGTAAGAGTAGTTGAATTAATGGTTGTGGTTGTTCCATTTATTGTTAAATCCCCTGAAAGGGTAAGGCTTGTTCCAGAAATAGCACCTGTAAAGGTAGCGCCAGATAGGGTAGCGTATGAAGATAGGTCTGAAGTAGTAGCAAGGTTAGCATCTGTAACGGCAGTGTTAAACTCTGCAATAGTTCCACTAATAGTATTTGTTGATAAAGAGATTGTTTTATTTGTAACAGTGCTAGTGCTTGCTGCAGTAAATGTTATATCAGTTGTAAGTGCTACTGTTCCTGTAGCGTCAGGAAAGGTAATTGTACGATCAGCGGTTGGGTCTCCTGCTGAAAGGGTGAGTTCAAAATCATTTGCTGTTGAACCTTCCATGGTAATTGTTGAACTAAATACGCCAATATTTGTAATGTCTGAAAGGTTACCAGTTGTAATAACGGTACCAGTTACGTCTGGAAAAGTGATTGTTCTATCGGCAGTTGGATCTGTTACAGATAAAGTTGTTTCATGATCATTTGCTGTACCTTCAAAAATAATGCCTGCTGGAGCAAGGATGTTTTTAGATGCATCAAGTTCTGCTACACCGTTAACTGCACTTTTTGCGCTATCTAATATATATGAGCCAAGGCTAGTTCCTAAACTTGAAGAGTCTACAACATAATAAAGCGATCCCCAGGCAGTGTCTCCATCGCCAATTTTCATTTGACCTAAAGTACTGTTATAACCAATTTCTCCCTCTTCAAGAATTGGGTTTGCTGAGTTCCATTCGGAGGTAGTACCTCTACGAACTTGAATTCTAGTTGCCATTTATTAATCCTCCAACATTCATTATATCAGAATTGTTCATTTGGTCTACCGCCATCTGCTGAAGGTAATGCATTTGTAAAAGTAGTATTTGGAGCGCCACCACTAAGTTTTGCAAATAGTGTTGGATAGGTAACGCCATTACCGTCATACTCTGATTGAGCATCTATATAACTCGCTAAAGGGTTCCATTCATTATTTAAATAATAATAAATTCTTTCGGTGACGGTATATAAAAATAATTGACCATTAGACGCACTTGCTGGAAATGAACTTCCAACAGTTAGTGCTGCGGTGCTTTGTACAGTATTGTCAGGAAATGTGACTCCAGTGGCAACCTTAAGTCCTTGTTTTACAACAAAGTCTTTATTGGTTCTTGTGCTTTCAACGGCCACTGAAGTTCACTTATCCCTTCGTGGTCACATTACGCTTCAATAAGCGTTTTGTGAACCTTTACTACTGTGTCTGCTGCTGCAGGTGTTACAAGTAGACGAACATTTCCGCCTGAGAAATCTGCATCAGTTGTTCCTAAAGAGGCTGCTGCATTGATTACATCTGCGTATTCTGTGATAGCAACGTTGTTGCTTCCATCTACGTTAATAAGAACTTCTAGGGTTTGAACTTCTGTACCCTTTTTCATTTGTACTAAATATTTAGCACTTGAATATGTTGTTGCTGACCATGAATCCACAACGGTTGCGCTTGTAGTTGCAACGCTTGATGTTGCGGTACTTAAAAGAGCATCTGTAAGTGTAATAGATGTTGCAGTTGCTGCTCCAATATTTGGAGTAGTAAGTATTGGAGATGTTAAAGTTTTGTTTGTAAGTGTTTCTGTTCCTGCAATTGAAACAAAATCAGCATCTGTAACTGCAGTGTTAAATTCTGCAAGTGTTCCTGATACTGTGTTTGTTGCTAATGCAATCGATTTGTTTGTAAATGTATTTGTTGATGATGCACTTACTGTAATATCTGAAGTAAGGGCTACAGTACCAGTTGCATCTGGGAATGTAATTGTACGATCTCCAGTTGGATCAGTTACTGTAAGTGTAGTCTCAAAGTCATTTGCTGTAGAACCTTCAATAACAATACTTGCATCAGAAAGTGTAAGTCCTGAAACTGTTGGTGATGTAAGAGTCTTGTTTGTAAGAGTTTCTGAAACATCTTTAAGTAGTGTACCATTTGCATAGTATGACTTTCCAGAAGCAAGGTTGACGTGCTCAGAGAATGTCCATGCATCGGTTGCATCTACCCAGTTGATAGTTTTGTCTGTAGCACCCTTAAGAGTGATACCTCCACCGTCAGCGCCTGCATCTGTTGGAGTTGCTACTGAACCAAGTGTAAGGTTCTTGTCATCAACTGTAATTTCTGTTGAGTTAATTGTAGTTGTTGTACCATTAACTGTTAGGTCCCCTGAAAGAACCAAAGATGTACCAGTTGCTACACCAATGTTTGGTGTTATAAGTGTTGGGGTATCAGCAAAAACAAGTCCGCCAGTTCCAGTCTCATCAGAGATTACTGTACGAAGTTCTGCAGAAGTAGTTGCTGCAAAAACATCTAACTTATTATTTGTAAGAGCAACAGTACCTGTAGCATCTGGCAAAGTAATAGTACGATCTCCTGTAGGATTTGTTACTGTAAGAGTTGTTTCGTTATCATCTGCTGATGAACCTTCAAAGACAATGCTTGAATCTGAAAGTGCAAGTCCTGAAACTACTGGGCTTGTGAGAGTCTTACTTGAAAGTGTTTGTGTGTCAGTTGTTCCAACCACTGAACCAGTTACACCGTGGACTCCTGTTGAAGCACCTGTGTGAGTTGTAAGATCTGATGCTGAAGCCTTGTTTCCAAGATCAGTAGTAAGACCTGAAATCTTAGACTGAGCAATCGCAGCAGCAGAGTTAATGTCTGCATCTACAATTGTGTCATTAGCAATCATTGTGGATGTAACTGTTCCTGAGTCAGCCTGAGTTACGGCTGTTCCAGAAATCTTACTAGCAGCAATCGCTGCTGAAGCGTTGATGTCTGCATCAACAATAGTTCCATTTTCAATCATTGTGCTAGTTACTGTGCCAGAATCAGCATTTGTAATTACAGTTCCTGTTACGTCTGGGAATGTAATTGTGCGGTCTGCTGTTGGGTCTGTTACTTGAAGTGTTGTTTCAAAATCATTTGCAGTTGTGCCTTCAAATACAATTGAAGTTTCAAATGAACCTACTGCTGGGGCTGCTGCCCACTCAACTCCTGAAGTTGTTGAAGAGTTTGCCGTAAGAACATATCCATTTGTTCCAACTGCTACACGTTGACCAGTATTGTTACCTGTACCAACTATTAAGTCACCTTTTGCGTCAAAGATTTCTTTTGTAATTACATCATGTGTATTGACGGTAGCGGTACTACCCTCAACCACTAAGCCATTTTTTACTCTAAAGGCTTTGTCTACTGTTGCCATTTGTTACTCCTTGGGGTTAGGCTTTCAAACCAGTTCGGTAATACCTAATGGTCATCGGCGTTAATACGGGGGTTACCGTCATGCTTATTATACCAGAATTTAAACTAGCAGTGATATTTCCTATGGCGTTTGCCGTATTAGATACCGTGCCAAACTCTGTTATATTTTGATTTGTTCCATCAAAAACTATGTTGATTTCTGTGCTCTTGTAAACACTTGTTGAGGGATGAGAAATTTGAATTAAATACTTAATTGTGCGCCAAGTACTTGTTTCAATGGTGTCAAATACTGTTGCTGTCTCTATTCCATTAACTGTTGACGAGTTATTGCCATCTCCACCCAGGGCTTCTGCACGGTATGAAGTGGTGTCAATTAAGTCTGCAAAATCTTGTCCAGTAGGAATATCACCAGATTCAAATTTACCTTTTAGTGTATTAATCGCTATGATGGCCATATATGTGATTATATCATAAAATAAGAAATGTACTACCAATGACTGCTAAACCAATTGCTGGTGCGTTACCGCTAGAAATTCCAGGGTATCCAAGATCTTTAAACCTTACACGAAAAGGATATATGCCTTCAATCTCTGGAGTAAATGTGCCAATCCTTTTTAAACTTACCTTTGCATAATCTTTTGAATTTGCAAAAACCTTAAACTGCTGTAATGTTGTTACTTTCTCTACTGGCATAATTAACTTTCAGCAGATGTTACATCTTCAATTACTGTGATTGTTCCTTTACATACCGTCCAAGTTCTGGTTGGATCTGATAATTGAATATCAAAAATATCTCCTGTTTCAAGATCTTCAGACTCTCCTGCAGAAAGTGAAACTGTAAACTCTCCGTCATCATCATCCACGGAAGGTGCGGGACTTAGTGAAACAATTACTGGATAAGTTACTACGCCAGTATTTGCATTAACAGTTCTCCTAGCAATGTCCATTGATATTGTCCATTCATCAACTGTTATTGGTTGACGGTTTTCATCTGTTACATAAACTCTAAATGCTGCGGTGTCTCCACGAACCAATGTCCAAGAAACTTGTGGTGGGGCTGCACCAATTGAAAATGAGTCTGAGCCTTGACCTCTATATGTTGCCATTATAATCCTGCCTTTACTGCACCCCAAGTGCCGTTTGTTTTTGCTGGTGTAACAAGTATAATACCTGTTGTTGCATTAGCCTTTAAAACCACTCCTGTAACCCCTGAGCCACCTGCTGGTTGTGTGTCTGTTAACCCACCAGATGTTCCTACGTATAGGATATCTCCAGCGGTATATGAAGAAGTATTAACATCACTAAAAATACCAGAAACAATAACTACACCATCACTACCATTTGTAATTGATGTGGTTGCTAATCCTATTACTGGGAAGGTTGTGATATCTGTTGCTACCGATTTTGCGACGGTAGTTTTAGTAGAAAACCCAGTAGCATAAACTGGATCACCCTTAGCAATAGTTGCACCACTGTTATTTCTAACTTCATGAGTAAAATATGGTAAGCCTAGACTTGGTAATACCGCATCAATTGCTTCTGCTAATGCTTGTAAATCACCAGCAACATCAACGGGTGATGCGTCTGTGGGATACGGAAGGTCATACGTTGCGGTTTCTGCCATAAGATAATTATTATACCACTTTCAAGCACGGCATTTATAATAAAATAAAAAATATTATTTAAATTTGCTATTTAGCCCAAAATCATGTTATACTTAGATATCACCAGTAACCTGGTGATTTTGTTTCTAGGAGGTAATTTCAATGAGAGACAAGAATAAAGCAGTATGGCTAGGGCTAGTAGCACTAATCGGACTTTTTGCGCCGTTTTTAAATGCCGCTAATGCTCTTGAAACTAAAACTTTGATAGAACCTGTCGTAAAGGTCGCTGAAGCCCCTCAAGGGGTTTTTTTGGTTTCTACGGCTAAAACACTAGAAAAGTATGAAAATGCCCATAAATTAAGTGATGGGCAGTTGGTTGACTTATTAAGAGCGGTAGGGTTCAAAGGAAACTATTTACGATCTGCATGTGCAATCGCTAAAGCAGAATCCAATGGCAGACCTTATGCTTTTAATGGTAACGCTAATACTGGAGATTCTTCATATGGGATTTTTCAAATCAACATGATTGAAGGATTAGGACCAGTTCGCAGAGACAAGTTTGATTTAAACTCAAACGCTGATTTATTTAATCCAGTGATCAATGCACAGGTGGCGCACTTTATGACCAAGGGCGGAAAAGACTGGTCATCATGGAGTTCCGTAAATGGAACACGGTATCAAGAATGGTACAACAAATATCCATGTAAGTTGTAAAAATTTAATATAAAAATACCCTCCTTGCTTTTGGCTTGGAGGGTTTTATTATTTGAGGTTTGTTACTATATTTCTACCTAAGCGAGAGTATCTTTATCCCAAGTCCAAAAGCCTTAGTTAGGCATAGGGGTAGGTGGATTCCAATAAGAACCTGACCTAGTCCAAGATGGATAAGGTTGTGGAGTTACAAATATATCTTCTTCAGCATTATAAGTATCACCTATATCAGCATACTTACCTCTAATATTTGCATTATAACTTGTTTTTATCCAAGTGCCACCTAAGTTATCTATTAACCATTGGTATCCCTCGTCGGGTAAATTATTATCACCAACAGTTACACGAAGAACTATGTTGTTATTATCTATTTCTGCCCAATGACTCACGCTAAGTACCTCACAATAACCACTCCTGAACCACCCGTTCCTGCAGTGCCGCTTCCGCCACCGCCTCCTCCACCAGTGTTGGCGAATCCATTACCTGAGTTATAACCACCACCGCCTAAACCACCTAAAGAGTTAGAACCTTGTTGTGACCTACCACCACCACCACCTGCAAAATAATAATTACCGCCAGATGCTTCGCCGAATCCAGTAGCAGAACCCATTGCATTAATTATAGAGTTTGTTAATCCAACTCCTCCAGGACCAGATATGTATTGAACAGCATCGCCACCAGCGGCACCTGCGCCACCGCCTCCACCTGATTCATAATAATAACTACCATTACCGCCTCTATTTCCATAACCAGTAGCACCGTTTGAATTTCCTTGAGTTGCTGCGCCACCTGCACGGACATCGAAGGAACCGCTGGCTCCTCCACCAGAACCACCGTTGGCTCCTGCAGTGCCTTCACCTCTACCACCACCGCCGCCAATAGCAGTGATTCCATCAAAAGTTGTATTTGTTCCATTACCAGCATTTCCATTGTTTGAACCAGCGCCTCCAGCGCCAATTACAATAGAATAACCAGTTGCAGAAAATGACCTACCTTCTTGATAGCAAAGTCCACCCGCTCCACCACCACCACGGCTTCCTCCTCCACCACCTGCAACAACAATTATGTCAGCAGTTAAAGAAGTTGTTGGAGTAAATGTACCATTGGCATTAAATACGTGATATACATAAGTTGTATCATCATATATAGTACCACCAGTTGCTTTAGCAAGAGCAGCAGGGGTTGCTGAGTTGCTGTTAGAACTATATGAACTAGAACCAGTCGCATTGTTTGCTCTTACGCTAAATGTATAAGCAGTACCATTAGTTAAACCAGTTATTTTAATTGGACTAGTTGAACCAGTAGTAGTTATATCACCAGGACTAGATTTCAAAGTAAAAGTATTTGATGGTCCACCTGGACCAGAAGCAGCAGTAAAAGTGACTTGAGCATTTTCGATACCACGAGTAGCGGTTCCAATAGTAGGAGTGTTTGGCAAATCTACTATTTTACCTTTAACTTTAGATACACGACCTGATGCCATTGATTAACCTGCTATTCCGTATAGTTTCATTGAACCTGCTGAAAACGTTCCGCCACCAGCAGTAATTACCATAGAGGTAATTGCATCTGTAGTTAACCATCCACCATTAATATCTGCTTGCCATCCATTTTCAGCGTAACCACTTGTAGTTCCTGTAACTATTTTAGGTGCTCCATTATTAACATTTTTTATAGATATGTATCCACTTAAAGTAGTTCTTAAACTTGAATAATGAAGTCTTATTCTATCTGATTTATTTTCAAATGTACCATCCGCTTCACCTAAACTGATACCACCAAAATAATTTGCTCCTGTGTCTGAATTAAATTGTAAATATGAAGAACCATTACTGCTTGTTGATACACCATTCCAAGTAATTAAATATTCTTTATATCCAGATAAACTGGAAAAAGTAGATGTACTTCCACTAGTCGTGGTATTGGTTGCTATTAATTGCCAGGTATCCTGGTCTAAAGCACTTACGTTTCCTGTTGCCATTACGAAATCTCGCTTCCGAATGCGTTGAAGGATAGGTTTGCAGATGAGGCATATACTGTAAGTACATCTGTTGTTGCTAGGGTTAGACCTAGCGTTAAGGTTGTTGTATCAGAGGCTGCTACTGTAGCGCCATACACAATGTAGTGTTGGGCTGCTAGTGTTGCTCCTGCTGGTCTCACAGCAATACGATATGTAGCAGCAGATGATGCTTGGTTACATACTGTAATTGTTGAGATGATTGTTGAAGTACTTGAAGGTACTGTATATAGAGTTGTTGCTGTTGTTGCGCTTGGGTTACTTTGACCAAGCACCTTGTATGTTGTTGGCATTTATTTCTCCTTAGTGTTTGGTTATGCGCCCATTAGCATAAATACTGTGGGTGTTGGATCTGTTGTAATGGTTCCCCATGAAGCAGCAGATCCATTGGTTGTTAAATATTTTCCTGAGTTACCGCTTTGTGATGGTACGACATAAACTGATGTTGTGTCTAATGATACTGTGACTGTTCCTGATGTACCGCCACCTGAAAGGCCTGTACCAGCGGTGACTCCAAAAATATCTCCACTGCCTACCCAAGCAGATCCATCATAGAATTGAATTTGGTTTAATGCACTACCGCCAGCATCTTGACGAACAAATACGATTGTTCCTCGTACTGGTGTAACAAGTGCTGCATCACGGGCTGCGGGATTTAAAAAGTTATTCCAACCTGCAGTAGCAGTAACTGCGTCATCAAATGAAACGGTATTGGTAAAACTATTCGCTCCAGTAAACTCATAAGCAGCAGAGGTATCAATTTTAGCACCTACTGCATACCAGACACCATCAGAGGATGAAGCCCCCTGCTTGAACATATAGGCTGGTCTGCCGTCATTATCAAATGTAATTGCCATGGTGTCTCCTTATTGTACTTATTATAGCAGATATTGTTTTAAATACCGTGCTTTTATTGTATTAAAGTATTTGCTTCTTCTTCTGTTAGAGGTTCCCCTGCAAGAAGTTTAGCCTTTGCCGATTCTTTTAGTTCAGCAAGTGCTTCTGCTGCCGCTGCTTGTTCTGCCTGTTGTTCAGCATATGCTGCTGCATCCTGATCACGTTGAGCAATCTCTGCTGCAGAAAGCGGTACATAAGAAGTTGTCTTCTTTTCACAATCATAAACAATTTTCATTTCACTCATTTACAATAGCCTCCCAATCTGTATCATCTTCATTCCATCTATACATTATACCGTCTGTTGGATAAGCAACTGGTGCTTCCCATCGACAGGTTTCTTCATCTAGTACCCATGATGGGAAAGGCTTAGGTGCAATAAATGCATCTTTTTCTTCATCGTAGGTAAATCCAATACCCGCATAATTTTTACGGATGTTGTTGTTGTATGAGGTTTGAATCCAAGTACCACCAAGACCTAAGTCATTGGCTAGGTAATCTTGTCCTCTGTCTTCTGCGTTATCAGGTACAACCAATACCTGAGTAACTATGTTATCTTCTATTCTAGCGAAATGTGCCATTTTTATTCTCCTTTATATCGCATATCTTATTATTACTATACCGCTACCACCGTCGCCACCTTTACCACCTTGACCGAAAGTGCTTTGGCCTGAACCGCCGCCACCGCCACCGCCGCCAGTATTTGTAACACCATTTCCGCCAGCACCGCCAAGAGCACTATTTCCTGCTCCGCCACCACCTCGGCCACCTCCACCTAGACCACCAGCAGCACTAAATCCTATATAAGGAGTTCCGTAAGCACCGCCACCGCCACCGCCTGCGTAGTAACCATTATTAACACCAGTCTGTGTTGCAGTAGCAAATGAAACTAATGCTAAACCATCACCACCTATTCCATTTGAATTTCCAGCAGTACCAGCAGTACCAGCACCGCCTCCGCCACCACCAATATAAATTGAACCAGAACTTCCTGCACCACCAGCGTTACCTTGACCACTTGGAGAAGCAGCACCGCCAGCGCTAGAGTAAGAACCACCACCACCGCCTGAGCCGCCATCTAATCCTGTACCTACACCTGAACCACTAGTTGAACCACCACCACCGCCACCAGTAGATGTAATTGAACTAAATACAGAGTTAGAACCACTACTACCTCTTGCTGAAGTATTTTGTGCAGTACCTGCACCACCAGCGCCAACTGTAACTGTGTAAGCCTGTGCAGTTAAAGATAAAGCAGAGCCACCAATAGAAGTTTTATAACCACCAGCACCGCCTCCGCCAACTCCATTTCCAGCATCACTAGTTCCATTAACTGATGCACCACCACCACCACCCGCAATAACTAAATAGTCAACAGTTAATGCAGTAGTAGGAGTAAATGTGCCTGAGAATGGGAACGTATGATAGTTGTAAGTACCATCAGAGGATACGATTCCGCCAGTTGCTTTAGTTGTGCTAGTTACATTTGAGATGCCGTATAGGTAGAAGGTTGAGCCTTCAACTAAATTACCATCATATCCAGATAAAGTAATAGTAGTTATTGCTGCCGTATTAGACCATAGCCCTGCTACCAATGCTAAATTGTTTCCAGTAGATGAATTTATTTCTTGTACTGCATCTCCAGAATAAGATTTAAAGTTTGAACCAGTATAATTTGGAATATAAATTTCGCCATTAGCGAAGGTGTTAGAAGTATCTACTGATGAATTTTGTAAACCAGAAAACCTAGCAAAGTTTGTGCCAGATGCTGTCCCAGTACCAGTACCTAATAAATATCTATTGGTAAAATTAGAAGTATTTCCATTAAAAGATATATCTATTACATTTGAGGTTGAACTAGTACTTCTAACAGAATAAACAACCTTTAAATCAGTATAAGTTTGAGGGATAGTTCCAGTTGCGGGTAGGGTAACTGATGCTGCTCCGCCTGAACCAACAGTTACGCTGGTAATTAATTCCATATTTGCCATTAGTTATTCTCCCTTAAATCGCATATCTAATAATTACGATGCCTGAGCCGCCGTTGCCGCCTGCACCGTAACCGCTAGTAGTTCCTTGAGAACCACCACCACCACCACCACCAAGATTTACCGTGCCACTAACACCAGACTGACCTGTCGCATTTTGTGCACCACCCGCACCTCCGCCACCAGTTCCTCCACTGCCTTGAGCAACATCGTTGTAACAACCACCGCCACCACCACCAGCATAAGTTATTGATGAGCCAGAGATTGAGTTGGTAGTACCATTACCACCATTACCTGGTTGTGTTGAGCCAGCATTTGTTCCCGCTACTGATGAGCCACCGCCACCACCACCAGTTCCATCAGTTAGTGTGCCTGAATTATAATTAAATCCTGAACCACCATTATTACCT